CCTTGTGTGGTTTCATAACTTTCTGTGCCCGGATCCCAAGTGCGTTGGCGCACAAACATCTTGTTCACATGATATGGCTCTTGCATGCGTTCACGATCATAAGCAAGTGCTGTGATGTGGAAAGTCATCAAGGGCGTGGCATTTAATGAGTTAGCGGAATTCTGATTCAGTATGGTTTGTGCATTTCTACTAGCATCACCATAGCGTATGGGCACACGCACTAGGTCAGTGGTACCTTGTTCGTTGCGTCCGTATTCAACTTCAAACAAGCTGAACATGCGTGTGAACTGCAATAGATAGCGACGAATTTGCTCGTCATAAAAAAACATTTGACTCATAGTCTATGCTCTGGATATAATACTTCGTCAATAAATTTTTTAATTACAGCTTCTTCCACACCCATGCTGATCATGCTGCGAGCCACATGTGGATTTAATTTGTTGTTGGCATTGTATCGACTTTGATTTGGCCAGTAATCATGTTCAGACTGTGCAGTTCGGCCCACATTGTTTAGATAGTAATCCAGGTTTGCTTCGGCCAGCTGGCACAAGTTTTCCAGTTCAGCTTCGTCACTCACATTGCCTGCAGCCACAATGTTTGAACTAAAGATCTCGGCGGCCCATTGCGGTAATACTCTGGGCTTGTTCCAGGTCACATCTTTCACAGTTTCGGCAAAGTGTTTCATCATGAAGTGGTCGGGATCACCGCCGTCACTGAAGTCATGAAATGCTCCGGTGATCTTGTTTGGTCCGCATACAGCATCAAATCCCCAGATTGGACTGGGATCATTGTAATGCGGAAACACTGTGCAATGCAACACAAGAATCTTGTGACTGGCAGTTTTGTCCACAATCTCAACATGTGCTCTGCGATATGTAGGACTAGTATACAGTCGATTGTACCAGTCGTAGTGTTCGGCCACATCCACGATGGGTGTGCCTGTTTCTTTAAATCGTGATTCAAAGAACTCTGCTACTTTCAAGACTCGTTGCCAAAGATTAGTGGTCATATTCATTTAGTATTTGTATTGCCCAATCAAAGGCAATGTTGGCTTCTTCAGCCATGTCGTCAGATAGTTTGCTTCTCATAGCAGCAATCAACACAGAAGGATCTAAAAAATCCAAACTGCTGTGCGGGCCGTCCACAAGTTTTTTAATCATCTGTCCACCAAACAAATCTCCCATGTGCCATGTGTACAGGTGTGCCATGATTCGCGTGGGGTCAGTTAGTGTTTGTATATAGTTATGATATTCTAGCACCGCAGGTTTGAATTCACGAGCACTGCCATCCATTTTTTCATAATCTTGTGCAAGCAATGCCGATCTACGCATGGGCTCTAGGTCATTCATCAGACCCTGCTGGGTTGCTGCGTTTTCAATTGTGCTGTAGAACAATGTTTTTTGATAGGTAAAGTCTACCCAATGATCGCGTGGCAAGGTTTTTGCAAACACAGCTTTCATAAACTGTGTGGTTTCTGCTTCTCGATGTTTGTCTGCTGTGAGTTCTTTAAGGCTCATGTTTAGCTGCTTTTCTGGAATGGTTGAGTGGGCGGAAACGGATTAGGCGGCAGATTGCCACCTTGATCACCGTTGGCAGCATCGGGTATCAAGGCCTCACTTAAACTCTGCCGACTAGGTACATTGCCAAGATCCGTGGTATTCACTGTGTATGTATTGTTAACGAAGCTGGAGCGTAAAGTATCGTTGGTAGATCCCGGGGTGAGATTGGCTCGTACCTTGCTCTCAATCTTGATCCAGGTTCTGCCACTGAATCGGAACAATCTATTAGGAAAGTAATCCAAACGCAACGCAAATTGTCCAGCGATGGGATTGGGCGGAAAATTAACTCCGGCTGTGACAGGCAAGCCATTGGGCGCAACTCCATCACCGGTCAAGTAACCTGCGGTATATCCATCTCCAGTGGGTGTGATACCTTGGTTGGCCACTGTGCGGTCAGCGGTGGTGATGGTATAGTCTGCGGTATAACTGGCAGATTCGGGATTGGCCGGTGTGCCATCCGGATTGGTAGCAACAATGAAAAATTTCACAACATCAAATCCTGATGTGGGCACTTCTGCTTCTGCCTGTGCCAGGATAGCATCATTGATCTCCAAGTTTCGGGGTCGTGTGCTTTGTTGATCTTCAATAGTGGTAGGATTGGTAACCAAGGTCCAATATTCCGTGTTGTTGATATCTGTGCCTGGCGGCACATTTTTGTTGGATGTGTAGTAAGTATCGCCTGAAAGCACTGTGACACCGCCTGGATAGAAATTGCCCGGATCCCAGATGTTGATGGGTTCAAAGGGCTGCTTGGTAATCTCATTGAATTCTTGACTGTTGACCATGGGTGTGGCTTTTACCCGCCACAAGTGAGGTAACCATGTTTGGCTGAAACCTTCACTAGCAAAAGCCGCATCCTGAATCACATACCATTTGGGCAACGCTCTGGGTATGGCTGAGTCCAGGGGATTGTAGTCTCGGAGATTGGGCAGTTCCAACACATCCCCATTCATGAGTTTTCGACCCATGGTGTCGATCATGTCATTGTAATGGAATGTAATGAACAAGGTATCGTTGTTCAGAAACAGTCCAAACTGGGTGAGATCAAAGTCAATGTCCTGCTGGCGATAAACGCCGCGCATGACATAGATATCATTGTCGTATGCTCGGTCACGGTTTTCTAACAGCAGCAGATCTTCAATAAACAGCGGGTTGGTTGAGTCGTATTTGGGCAAGGTAGCATCATTGTTGCCAGTGTTATCGTTGGTAAGCGGTCCTAAGTATTTGTGCAAGTACATGTCCACCCCGCCAACTGTGTACATTTCACTAATTGTGCGGTCGAAAAAACGGTAATCCGCGGTGCGATTGGGACGGTATAGACTGAGTCTTGGCATAACTGTTATTTATCGGAAGCACTAGGTGTACCATGTCAGCGGAATTATCCAATCAGGGGGATTGGTAAGCCAGGAAACATCTATTCTTTCGCCACCGTAAAATTCCGTGAACCCGTGTTTTTGTAAAATTTTAGTATACATTCCGTACATAGAATTATTGTATGGATAGCAGAATGTTGTTGGAGAAAACCCTAATGTTTCTTCAAACCATGTGCATGTTTTTGCAGTATCTTGGTCCAAGAATTCAATTATTTGTTCTAAAGTTAATTCAGTTTTGCTGAGATCTTGATGGTTAAAACTATGAGCCCCAATGGTCACATCTTCAAATGAATTCATATATTTTATTTGTTCTGCGGTCAGGAACCCAGGATATCCTACCCATTGGCATGTTATAAAATAGATTTTTTGTGTTGGTATTTCTAAAAACTTTGAAAAAGTGGTGTAATGATCATCGTAACCATCATCAAAAGTAAGTAAGAATTTTTCCAACGGATGATGGAATATATCGTCTGTGACTCGATGTATCATCAAACTTGGTTTAAGCATAATGTATTTAATCGTTTTACCAGTTGACTAGAAAGTCTGCTTCAGTTACAATACCCATATGAAAGTCATAAAATTAGACCGCAGATATAAACCGCATAAAGAAGCCGGCTATCAGGCCGGCCTACGGTTTGAGGGCTGGTGGGATTATAAAGACAAAATCAACCAGATTGAATCAATCTGCAGAAGTCGCTTGAACAGCGGTTGGTCGGCCCTGCACTCTGATTGGGTCTCATATTTTGGAAAACGGAAATACAGCCAGCCCACGCCCTACTATGTGATGTTCCGTAAAGAATCAGACATGACATTTGTGCTCATGTGTGCGGACTCGACCAAAAAAGCCTGATGTGCTATAATTACATCATAAACACTAGCAAAGGAATCCTATGGCAACCCTAGCAGCAAAAACCAATGTCAAAGCATTGAACCCTCGCAGTCCTGACACCAAGTATGTTGGCAACGAACCTGAATGGTGTGTGCAGCCCACAAGCAATCGCGTGAGTAAATTCAGCAATGCGTTTGGCTGGTACAACTACTTCTACGGCAAGAAAGATGCCAAGGACTTTATCGCCAGTTACTTGGATGCACATAACCGTACTAAAGACGCTCGCCGTATCCGCACCCTTCCTGACAGCCAAATTCGACTGACCACAGGCTGGCTGTGCCGCATGGTTACCGTGGGGCTGGAACTGGATGATCATGAACAGATCAAACTAGACAATCTGATCTTGGAACTCCTGGCAGAAAAACAAACAGAACCCACAGAAGCAGCAGAAGCAAAGCCTGCTGGCCCAACAATCCAAGATCGCTTGAAAGAAAAAGC